GATAGGTGGTAAACCTCAAAATCATACAAAGGAAAAATGATATGCCATTAAATTCACCAGGTGTAGAAGTTACAGTAATTGATCAAAGTCAGTATCTTCCGGCCCCAACAAACTCTATCCCACTCATTGTTCTTGCAACAGCAAGCAATAAGGCTGATCCTACAGGAACTGCTGTAGCAGTTGGAACACTTCCTGCTAATGCCGGTAAGCTTTACCAAGTCACTAGTCAGCGTGATCTTGTTACTCTATACGGTAACCCATTCTTCTATACTACTTCGGCTGGTACTCCTATTCAGGGTTATGAACTCAATGAGTACGGTCTTCTTGCTGCGTTTTCTGCACTCGGTGTCACTAATCGTGTTTACACTTTGAGAGCAGATATCGATCTTGCAAGTCTCGTCGGTGAGACGGGTCGTCCAACTGGTGCTCCAGTAGATGGCACTTGGTGGTTAGACTCAACTAACTCAACTTGGGGCATCTATGCATTTAATGCTTCAACTGGTCAGTTCGCACTTCAGACCCCGATCGTAATTACTGACTCTACACTAGTGTCCGCTGGTTATCCTCTACAGAGCGTTGGTGCAATTGGACAATATGCAGTTATTGCTACCCCAACTTACGATTACCCAAGTGCTTCTACTTCAGGAATGTACTTCTACAAGACATCTGACAATATTTGGTCAAGAGTCGGAGATTCTGACTGGTTGAATGCGAATCCAACTGTTCAGGGTTCGGTAGCAAATCCTACACTAACTGCAAGCAACACATTCACTATTTCAGTTAATGGCGCTGGCACACAAACTATCACTGTTCAAGCCAGCCCAAATAACGTAGTTTCAATCGTTGCACAGTCAATCAACGATTTGGATATTCCATATCTATCAGCAGCAGTAGTTGGCGGCAAGTTACAGATTTATTCAGCACAAACGGGTCAGGCTTACAGCAAGTCCACTCCTCCTTATATCACTATTGCTGCTGGCACAGGAACAGTACTAGATGATTTGGGAATCGACGCCGATACTTATTATCAGCCGGCGGTATTCTATGGTACTTCTGCCCAACAGCCACTCTGGCAAACTGGTCAGACTTACCCAAGACCATCTGGTTCAGTTTGGATCAAGATTGGTTCAGCAGGTAATGGCTTCAATCCTGTAATTTCTCAGTGGAATGGGTTGAATGCAGTTTGGGTACCAAAAACTGCTAGCTTTGCAAATAGTGATTGGCAAGCAATTGGTGCTCTAGATGCAACCGGAGGTCAGGCGATTCCAGCAGGAACTGTCTACGCACAGTATAACTTTAATTATAACCCTGCTAGATCGATGGCATCGACTGCACCCGGTGCCCCAATCTATTATTGGGAGCGTATTGCATCTGGTGCTACTGTCGTAACTGGAACTGACGTTAGCCCGTCATTCACTAACGGACCTTACACAGTAACTATTCAAACTTCTATACCTGGTTCAAGCTCACTAAGCTCAACTTACACAATGACACTAGCAGATAACACAGATGCAAGTGACTTTGTTACAGCATGGGCAGCAGCAGGCGCGCCGTTCACTAGTGCAGTCGTTCTAGACACAGGTGCAATTCAGATTGAACACACTGAAGGCGGAGTGATCGTTGTCAATGACCTAAATCAAACAACTGGGTTCAGCACTGGATTGATGTCAGAAGCAGGGTTTGAGATCGGTACTACACAGGGTGTTAAGGAAGGTCCTTTCTTCTACAATCTTCCCTTCAACCCAACACAAAGCAGTACTTCAGGCACAGGCACTGGTCTGAGACCAAACGTGACTAACAGCTACCAGAACTACCAAGTAAACAGTAATGCTTTTCTTGCTGCAGGATCTCGCTATGAGGTAGGTGACACAGTGACATTCCCTGGTGGTTCTTTAGGCGGTGTTACCGGGGTTAATGATTTGGAAGTTATCGTCTTGAGTGTAAGTGCAGGCGGTGTTGTAACTTCAATCCAGTATTACTCAGGTGAAGGCTCTTCAATGTACACTACTCAGCTTTCTAACTGGGTAGAATTCGAAATGACTGCTAACGAAGGTGCTCCAACTGTAGCTCCTGAAGACTTCACTAACTGGTTCTATTCAGTTGTTGATGAAGTAGACATTATGGTAAACACTACATCAGGTTGGATGGGTTACAAGATGGTCAACTATGACTCTAATGGTTTCCCCTCACCAACTGGTTCAAATACAACTGATCCAAACGGTCCGTTGATTGCTGCAACAGCACCTACTCTACAATCAGATGGTACTGCTCTGGTATACGGTGATATTTGGATCAACACTTCTGATCTTGAGAACTATCCATTGATCAATCGTTGGCAGCTTAAGGACAACAAGGCACAGTGGGTATTGATCGACAACACTGATCAAACTTCACCTTCTGGTGTAGTGTTTGCAGACGCACGTTGGGCAACTAACGATAACGTTAACCCAGCAAATGATCCTATTCCAAGCATTAAGAGTTTGCTATCTAGTGATTATCTTGATCCGGACGCTCCAGAGAACTCAATCTATCCAGTAGGTATGTTGTTGTTCAACACTCGTCGTTCAGGATACAACATCAAGCAATATCGTGTTAACTACTTCAACAGCATCCGTTTCCCTGATATGTCATTACCAACAGTAACTGACACATGGTTGAGTGTATCAGGATTGAAGGGCAACGGTTCACCTTACATGGGTCGTCAAGCACAGCGCAACATGGTTGTCAAGGCATTGAGAGAAGTAATCGATACTAATACTGCAATTCGTGACGAAGACAACGAGTTCAACTTGATTGCTACACCAAACTATGCTGAAGTACAGCCTAACATGATTGTACTCAACAACGATAGAGGTGACACTGGCTTCATCATCGGTGATACTCCAATGAGACTTCCACCTAATGCAACTGCAATCGCTGCATGGGCAAACAACGATGCAAATGCAGACGCAACTGGCGAACTTGGTCTTGTCAATCGTGACACTTACATGGGTCTATTCTACCCATCAGGTATCACTTCAGACTTGAGCGGTAATCTTGTTGCAGTTCCCCCATCACACATGATGATCAGAACTATTCTGCGTAACGACACTGTTGCTTATCCTTGGTTCGCACCAGCAGGCACTCGTCGTGGTATTATCGACAACGCAACGAACATCGGCTACATCAACTCAGTAACTGGCGAATTCCAAGCGTTCAAGACTAATATCGGCCTACGTGATGTACTCTACACTAACGAAATCAATCCACTAGTGTTCTTCACTGGTAACGGATTGTTGAACTACGGTAATAAGACAAGCTTCCAGTCACAATCTGCACTTGATCGTATTAACGTAGCAAGACTTGTAGCTTACATTCGTCGTCAGTTGACACTAGCTGCAAGACCATTCGTATTCGAACCTAACGATTCACTAACTCGTCAACAGATTGCTGGTGTTATCCAGTCACTCTTTGTTGATCTTGTTGCGAAGCGCGGCGTCTATGACTACTTGGTCGTTTGCGATGAGTCAAATAATACCCCAGCAAGAATTGATAGAAATGAGCTTTGGGTAGACTGTGCTATTGAGCCTGTTAAGGCTGTCGAGTTCATCTACGTCCCAGTTCGCATCTTGAACACTGGTGAATTGGGTAACAAGTAAGATAATAATGAGTAGCCCGAAAGGGCTACTCATTACAAAAAGATAAATATCTATAACAGGAGAAATTAAAATGGCAACAGCCTCACAATCATTGTTCAACATGACTGTCGCATCTGACAACGCAGGTGGCAATCAGGGCCTGTTGATGCCAAAGCTACAGTTCAGATTCAGAGTCAACTTTTTGAACTTTGGTATTGGGTCAACTGCGGGTCTTTCATTAACTAAGCAAGTAATTGACTGTGCAAGACCGCAAGTACAGTTCCAGGAAATCACACTTCCTGTTTATAACTCTACACTATATCTTGCAGGTAAGCATCAGTGGCAGACACTAGCAGTAAACATTCGTGACGATGCATCAGGCAGCGTTTCGAAAGCAGTTGGTCAGCAGCTTCAGAAGCAGCTTGACTTTGTTGAGCAGGCATCTGCTGCAACTGGTCAAGACTACAAGTTCCAAACTAACATTCAGATTCTAGACGGTGGTAACGGTACTGCTGCTCCAGTAGTACTTGAAACTTGGGAACTATATGGTTGCTTCGTACAGACTGCGAACTACAATACTCTAAACTACGGCACTAACGAAGCAGTGACTATCGCACTAACTCTGCGTTATGACAACGCAATTCAAGCACCACTTGGATCAGGTGTTGGTTCGCCAATCAATCGTATTGCAAGTGGTTCAACTGGTTCCGTAACAGGTATCGGCGGCACTACATCGTAATTGATTTTAGATTAAAGGGTTCCAATGGCGGGCTTTAATCAAAACTTACTAAATGACGTTGCCGGAGCTTTCTTCGGCAACGCCATCCTGCGTGATTATACCCACGCATCAAAGACGTTTCGTACTAACTCGTATGAGAACGCTCCCAAACTAAAATTTCTCTTTCACACTTATTTTAGTATAAATCCTGTTGGTTATCCGACTGATACTAATTTTGGTTTACTCGTTAAAGAAGTAAAACTTCCACAATTCTCGTTCAACACTGTTCAGATGAATCAGTACAACAGAAAGAGAATTATTCAAACTAAAATTAAGTATGATCCAATTGAAATCACATTCCATGATGACAATGCTAACCATGTAACTCAGCTTTGGGAATCATATTACAGATACTACTATAATGATACTGTTAAACCAGGCACAGTGTTGCCCGGCAACGCAGGTGCACCTACAACAGGCGGCCCTAATAACTATAATAGCAGAAATATATACAATCCTGACCTTTCCAAAGATACTGATTGGGGCTTCGTCGGTGGACAATCAGATTCAACTGGAACTAAAGCCCCGTTCTTCAAGAACATCACTGTGTTTGGATTCAATCAGCACAATTTCACTGCATACACACTAGTCAATCCTGTTATTACTAGCTTTGGACATGACACATATAACTATGCTGAAGGTGGCGGAGTCATGACTAACAGAATGACTATTGACTATGAGACTGTAGTTTATAACTATGGTAATTTAGATGGTAGAAGTCCAGGTAATATTGTAGCTGGGTTTGGTGACAATGCTAATTACGATAGAGAATTAAGCCCGATCGCAGTCGGTGGTTCAAATGGAGTTGTATTAGGTCAAGGTGGACTAATAGCAGCAGCAGGCGGCGCCATAAATAGTCTAACGAACGGAGACGTTTTGGGTGCAATTGCGAACGCAAGCGCAGTAGTGAACACAGTGAACGATGTGACTTCAGCAGCAAGAAACAATGGTATAGCAAATACTGCACTGAACGCATTGTTGCGTAGTGCTATTCAAACTACTCCGTTAAACAGAAATGCTCAATTCAATATTCCTACAGCAGCATCAACCCCTAGTCTTATTGGAACAGCAGCAGCAATCACAATTGGTGCTTTATTCCGTCCTCCTACTGTTACTTCTCAGTCTTCGGTCACATCAGGTAACGCTTCGTATCAGAAAACTACACCAGCAGGCGCCCCGGCTCCGACTACGGTTGGCTTAGAGAATCAAGTCAATGCTCCGGTAGGTAGTCAATACGCAGGACAAAAGCTGACAGTCCCGTTCGCAAAAGGACTAGCGGCAAACACACCTTTTAATCCCCAAAATACAGGGGGATAAATAGTATTATGGCAAAAGCAACTAAAAATTCAGCTAATCAAACAGTATTAGTATTCGATAGTTTTTACAACATCAATCTTGTCGTAAATGCTTCTGAATACGATGTAGTGTATTCTTACTTCTTTGGTGTTTGCGATAATCCAAATATCGCAGGTAATTTCGCAGCAGTCCTCTTTAGAATTGCTCAAGACGGCGGATACAATGTTATTGACATGCTCGAAACATTGAAAGGTGTCAACAACCAGCTTGAGATGAATGCAACCATGTGTTATTATCTAAACACTTTCAAATCAAAAGCATCTCTGTACGGTATAAGTCAGATTCCTAATCCCAATCAAGCAGTGCAACGAAACGTAGTACTTTAATATGGGTAAGTGGGCACAAGGACCGTATACTGTAAAAAACCCAAACAAATATATCGGCAAGGGCGTCCCTAGATATCGTTCAGGTTGGGAATTAGCCTTCATGCAGTTCTGCGACAACAATACTAGTGTATTGAAGTGGGCAAGTGAATCACTTGTTATCAAATATCGTCATCCATTGACAGGTAAACCAACTAACTACATTCCAGATTTCTTCGTACTATATGAAAACAAACGAGGACAGAAAGTAGCTGAGATTGTAGAGATCAAACCTAAAAAGCAAAGTATCATTGAGAGCAAAGTAGCAAGCGCACGAGATCGTGCAGTGGTTGCGATTAACCACGCTAAATGGGCAGCAGCTAACGCATACTGCAAAGCCCAGGGACTTACCTTCAGAGTCATCACAGAAGATGATTTGTTCTATAATGGGCGCAAGTAACTAAATAGTTACATGAGCAAAAAACTTGAAGACCTATTTGAACTGTCCTCATCTGATGAGGGCAATTACCTATCTGAACCTCTACCTGAACAAACACAAGAAGTTACAGAAACTGCATTATCTAATCTAGACAAGATTGAAGCTGCACTCCCGCAAGTAAGAGGACTAGAAGCGGCTGACAATGAGATGGATGATCTAGCTGAACTAGCTACAAACAGCTATAAAGACTTGATGGATTTAGGTATGCAAGTCGAAGCCCGATTTAGCTCAGAAATCTTTAATAGCGCAGGGACTATGCTCGGTCATGCTATCACTGCAAAGACTGCAAAGATCAATAAGAAGCTAAAGATGCTTGACTTGCAGCTAAAGAAAGCTGCATTAGATCAGAAGACTGCAAGTAAAAACGAAGAAATTGATAACATTCCGTTAGGAGAAGGTCAATCATTGGATCGCAATGAACTACTCAAGGCCTTTACTCGTAAAAATAACGACCAATGATAAATATAATATAACAATAGCAGGGATCCATATGCGTAGTTTAAAACATTATATTGCTGAAAGTGTTCATACATATGATTACACTATTAAGATTGCCGGAGACGTTTCTAAGAACTTTCTAGAACTCTTCCTATTCAACCTTAAGAAGTTTGATCCTGTCGAACTTTCAGACCCAAAATCAACCCCAATTCAGAAGGACCCATACGGCTTTCCGAATCTGTCTAACCAAGCGGTTACAATCATCAAGGGCAAGTTCCGTTACCCTGCAAATGAGCCAATGATTCAGCAAATGGCACAGTTGCTTGGACATAACGTAGACTATGTTCGTGTTGTTAAGACTTCATATGATGATAGCATCAACAGTGAATTGGATGGTTACGAGAACGAAATGAAGCATAGTCCTGTTCTTACCCATGAAGAAATGGAAGAACAGCCTGGTGCAAAAGCAGCAGCAAAAGCATATGGCAACTCATACCTAGACAGCATCAAAGAGCAAACTAAGGATGACAAGATGGACATTCCTTATGCAGGTACTAAGACACCGAATGCGTTTGATCCGTTTAAACCAGAAACACAGATGGCATCGATGGGCAAAGATAGCCCGATGAGCAAGATTTCAAGACCTGCAAAGCCACAAACTGGCGCACATAAAGGATAAGACAATGAGCATGAAAGACTTATTAAACAAGATGAGCCAGCTAGAAGCATTGTCTGCTCCGAAGACTAGACAGGTACTTAATGAGTCCTCACCTGCTCCTGTAGCAACTGCTACATCAAAGAGATCACT